CCGGAGCGGGACGGCTACGTCGTAGCACGTTTCAAGAACGGTTCCAGCAAGTTTGTAAACGTGGCGTGTGATTCCGGCATCGCAATGGTTCGGGACATCTGCAGAGAAATCGGGAGGTAATCATGAGCAACAGAACACGAAACGCTCTGATCAAGACAACCGCCGTACTGGCATTAATGATCGTTTTCGGCTCGTTCTATCTTCTCCATACAGACTACTGGAAACCGGCAATCGGTTTTCTCATCTTCGGAGCGGGGTGGCTTGTAGCATGGTTCGAGGCGAATGACGAAAGAATCCTTGAGTTCTTGGTCGGAGAAAAGAAAAAGGACCCGTCGCTGGCACGACATTGGGCCCAATCCCTATACAAATCCAGTCTATCACACATCCGGAGGGCTTTGCAATGGTTCGTCTCTTAAAGATTACTACTGGAATGATCGAAATGTGGCGCGATCGCGTCCAGATCGGAGACGAACTCCGCTGTAAACGCTTCAAGGACCTCTACAGCCGGTCCGACGTTGAGGTCAACGATACGTGCATCGTTCTCCGTAAATTCCCACACTTCGCAATGACAACCCTTGGAGACTTCGCATGGACCGATCTCTATTTCGCCAATCGAAGGAGGTACTACAGTGTCGAGACATCGTTATTACAGGATTAAGTGCCGGAAGATCTATCCGGAGTGCTGTTACTGCGGCGAACCGATCGAGGACATGACCTGCCGCTGCATCGATCCCGATTTCGAGTGGGAGACCTGTATGCACGAAAAATGCTTCAAGGCACAAAAGGCAGCCATTAAGGCGGAGCCGGTCAAGGACATGCTCGACGATTTCAGCCGGACAATCACAACACCCTCGCAGGAGGGCGATGAAATTCCAGAAGTTCCCGAGTGGAACTATTTCCCAGGGCTCAGAGAAGATTTAGACGAATTACATATTTAAGGAGGAGAAACATGGCATATCCAGTCCTAATTATCGGCCGGAGCGGCTCCGGCAAGACTTATTCACTCAAAAACTTCAAGGCTGACGAAATCGGCGTGATTTCCGTAGAAAAGGGAAGGCTGCCATTCAAATCGGACATCAAGACCGTGAAGGTCCCTAAGGATCCGACAAAGGGAGAAGCCCGAGATGCTGCGCAAGTCAACGCGGCGAAGTACGCATGGATCATGAAGGCGATCCAGTCCGCAAAGGTCAATTCCATCGCGATCGATGATTCCCAGTACTTATTAGTTAATGAACTTTTCGACCGGACGTATGAGAAGGGCTACGACAAGTTCACGAGCATGGCTCAGAAGTTCCGCGACCTCATCCATTTTGTGAACGAGCTGGAAGACGATAACAAGATCGTTTACTTCCTGCATCACTCCGAACTCGACGCGGACGGAAGAGAGAAGGTCAAGACCATCGGGAAGATGCTCGATGAGAAGCTGACGGTGGAAGGCTGTTTTGACATCGTTCTCTACTGTCAGGACCACAAGTTCTTCACGCAGGCGAACGGACAGAGCACTGCCAAGAGTCCCGAGGACATGTTCCCTTTGGAAATCCCGAATGACCTCAAAGCAGTTGATACGGCAATCAGAGAATATTACGGAATGAATAAGGAGGATAAATAATATGGCACTTCCAACCTATGACAAATCAAAAAGACGCAAAACATTCGAACAGCTTCCGAAAGGAGCCTACGTGGTCAGGATCCGCGGAGCGAAGGAAGAGCAGAACCGCTCCGGCTCCGGCACACACATCACGATTGCCTTCGATATTGCGGAAGGCGAGTACAAGGGCATCTATGAGGCCCAGTTCCAGAACGATACCAGTGAGGACAAGAAATGGCCGCGGGACGCGATGTTCTATCTGACGGTTCCAGAAGACAACTCCCCTCAGTACGTCCGCGATAACTGGAACACGTTTTTCGCAGACCTCGAAGACTCCAACAACGGCTTTGTCTTCGCCGGTGAACTGAAGCAGCTGAAGGACAAGCTGATCGGCGGGAAGTTCCACATCGAGCAGACCGAGTGGAACGGAAGAGTCTACGACCACACCCGACTTCGTTGGACATGCGTAGCAGATGACGTCCGGAACGACAAGGCCGGCAAGCTTCCGGCGGATAAGCTGGTCGCCGCTCCAAAGCAGCCCACCTCTATCGGCTCCAATGACTTCGTAACCATCCCCGATGACGCGGACGAAGAAGTCCCGTTCTGATCATGGACCATTTTGAGATAGAAGAGGTCCTCGAAACGTTCCGGATCGTAGTCGATACCCGCGAGCAGAATACTCCGAAGGCATCCGAAAGGTATAAGTCCTTCGGAGTTCCAATCGAACGGGCCACGATGAAGTTTTGTGACTACTGCGCTCAGATCAGTCTGCCGGACGGCCCTCTCCATGACACTTCCAAGGCAATCAGCGCACCGTGCTGTATTGAACGAAAGATGTCCCTCGACGAACTGGCAACCTGCTTCACAAGAGGCAGGGACCGGTTCCGGAGGGAGTTTGAGAGGGCAACCGCTGCCGGATCCAAAGTATTCCTGCTTGTGGAAAACGGAAGCTGGGAGGCGATCATGAGGCACCGGTACCGGAGCAAATTCAATCCGGAAGCGTTCAAGGCCTCGCTGGTGGCATGGTCCATACGCTATGACATGACGCCGGTATTCTGTAAGTCGGAGAGCTCCGGAGAGCTGATCAGAGAGATCCTGTATCGTGACATGAAAGAGAGGTTAGAACGCGGTGAGTACGGATAAGGGCTTCATAAAGGTATATCGTGACATCCGTGACCACTGGATTTGGAGCGAAAAGCCATTTGACCGAGCACACGCATGGATTGATTTGTTGATGCTCGCCAACCATGAGGAAAAGGTCATTATGTTCGACGGCTTTCCAATAACAGTGAAGCGCGGACAGCACATGACAAGTCTCAGCATCCTGGCGGAGCGATGGGGATGGAGTCGGTTCAAAACAAAGCGATTCTTAGACGCTCTGAAATCGCAACAGATGATTGACAAAGAGCGCAACAGTCGCGGAACACTTCTAACCATTGTAAATTATGGGGATTATCAGGGTTCGCGCAACAGCAAGCGCAACACTGAAAAAACGGAGACCGACATTAGAAAAAACGCTGACCAACACAAACAATACATTATAGAAGAAGCTAAGAAGAAAGAAGAAGAAGAACTCGCAATTTTTCTTTCTGACGAAGAAAAGGACCGGCTGTACCCGGCTTCGGAAGGGTGGGAGTAAGAGATGGGGATTTACAAATTTAACCCGGATGATGCATATCGCTTTGCGCGGGAACAAGGAATAAGAACAAGAGTCCGCGGAGATGAACTGCACTTTTCGGAATGCCCGTTCTGCCGGATGAAGACAGACGATAAGAACACTTTTGCCATTAACTTGGAAACAGGGCAGTACAAATGCCTCAGAGCCTCATGCGGAGCACAGGGCAACATGATCACCCTCTCGCAGGTGTTCGGTTTTTCTCTTGGAAGGGATACGGATGAGTATTACTCGCGCCGGAAGAGGTACAGGAACATTGCGGACTACCCGAGACCGGTCGTGAAGGCTCCGGCGGTGGAGTATCTGGAAGGGCGTGGGATTTCCAAGGCAATCGCGGAGAAGTATTCCATCACTACCAGAGAGGACAACGATAAGGTCCTCGCGTTCCCGTTCTATGACGAAAATGGCAAACTGCAGTTCGTGAAGTACCGCAAGACGGACTTCGACAAAACTAAGGATAAGAATAAAGAGTGGTGCATGAGGGACTGCAAGCCGATTCTCTTTGGAATGGACAAATGCAATCCGGAGAACAAGACTCTGGTTCTTACGGAAGGTCAGATCGACAGCCTTTCCGTTGCGGAGGCCGGCATCGAGAACGCCGTCAGTGTTCCGACAGGGGCAAAGGGATTTACCTGGATACCGTACTGTTGGGATTTTCTTGGAAAGTTCGACACGCTGATCGTGTTCGGAGACCATGAGAAGGGCAAGATCACTTTGCTGGAAGACATGCGGCAGAAGTTCCACGGCACGGTGAAACACGTAAGACCCGAAGACTACATGGACTGCAAGGACGCAAATGAGATCCTGCAGAAGTACGGAAGGGATGCAGTACGGAAGGCTGTGGAAAACGCCGTGCCGGTAGCGGTGCCGCGGATCAAGAAGCTTGCGGACGTCACTCGCCGGAATATTTCGGAAATGGAGTGTATCGACACCGGATTCAAGCAGCTGAACAGGATCCTCGGAGGCTTCTACCTCGGGCAGCTTGTTTTGATCACTGGAGAGCGCGGTCTGGGTAAGTCCACACTGGCGTCACAGTTCGCCGCACACGCAGTCAGAGACAAGCAGCCGGTGTTCTTCTATTCGGGGGAGCTGATGGACTGGTATTTTCAAGGGTGGTTCGACAGGCAGGTTGCCGGCCCGAATAATGTGACCAAGATTGTCAGCAAGTTCGGCTACGAGGACTATATCGTCAACGTGGAGGCAGCGGAAGATATTAGGAAATGGTACGAGGAATATGTTTACCTCTACGACAATACCGCAGTTTCCGAGGAAGAATCCGATTCGCTTACTGGAACTATTGAAAAAGCAATCAAGCAGTATGCTTGTCGAGTAGTTGTGATCGATAACCTCATGACCGCAATGGATGACGACATCCGGAGCGACCTCTACCGGCAACAGGCTGCGTTCGTTAAGGCACTCGCCGGAATGGCGAAGGACTACAACGTCCTGATTTTCTTGGTAGTGCACCCTCGCAAGCGCAATAACGGAGAGTTCAGCAACGATGACGTTTCCGGCTCCAGCAACATCACGAACCTCGCCGATGTGGTCCTCAACTACGACAACCAGCGCGTGGATCCAAAGGAACCTGATCCGGACCCTGCCGACCGTGTACTCCAAGTGACCAAAAACAGGCTCTCCGGAAGGCTCAAACAGGACGGAATCAAATTATGGTTCGATGAGAAGAGCAAACGCATCTCGGAGAACAAAGGCCGGTTCGGCTGGGAGTTCGGCTGGGAGAAGCATGAATTTACATCAGCTGACGATGACGAAATACCATTTTAAGGATTGGAACTATGGATAAGCTAATGAACGCGCACCAGTTTACGAATGATGTCTGGAAGTTCTACAAACAGTTCGCAAACGCGAGCAATATCAACACTGACGAATATTGGGAGGCTGTTGTGGCTGCCGGCACGGAACTGGATGCGAAATACGGAACCAACAAACACATGCACGAGATTATCCTCGATGTACTTGAGGCACTGGAAGGAGAAGCAAATGGTGAAGGTCAGAGTAATCATCAAGCGGCCGGATGAGCGGTACGGGCATGTAACCAACATCTCGGTTACGTTGGAGAACATTCAAAAGACAGTTGGAGGGTATGTTGAGCCGCTCCGCATTGCTGATCAAACCGTCATTCTCTGCAACGAGGACGGCAAACGACTCGGGCTGAAACCGAATATGTACGTGGGAAACTTCCCGTACGGACAGCTGATTCTCGGAGACCTGATAGTGATCGGAACGGATGATGAAGAGTTCGCGGACTGCCCGCTCGATTTTAAGACTTGGAAATGGCTCGTAGACAAATGGGGGAATTGCTAATGATGATTGATTACGGTAAGGAGATAAAGGCGCGCAGAAGGGCCCTGGGGCTGTCTCAGGGCGATGTAGCCGACAAGGCATACTGCCACAGGACGATAGTTTGCAAGGCGGAACACAGCGGATCAATAACGCTTGGAGTATTCCTTAGCATTCTCGCCGCACTGGGGCTCAAGATGGAGATAGTAGAGGATGAAAGATTTAATACTGACAATCTTACTGGCAACAATGGTTGACGCCGCAATCGTTGGGTTGGTGGCGTTGGTGATGAAAGGGGTTTTGCTATGAGCGACATTAGAGAGAATGTGATCGAGTGGCTGAACGGCGACAAAATGGTCACGGCAACATTGTCGCAGAAGAGGCTTATCAACCGCTTGAAAAGAATAGCTGAAAAGTACCCGTCTTGCGTTGAAATTGTAGCCGAAAACATAGACGGAAGTATTCTGGCGAGATTTCCTCTGTCTGCGATTCACATTACGATTTACGGTCAAAAAACAGCGAGTTTCGAGGGGGTAGAAGATGAGTGACCTAATCAGCAGACAGGCGGCGATAGCGGAGTTTACGTGTTGTGAGTTGACTCCAGACGGTGGCATTGACGCTAATTACGCAATAGATTTTCTCAACCAGTTGCCATCCGCACAGCCCGAACAGCGATACACCGAGGAAGAACTAAGGGTATTCCAACACGGTATATCACTTAGCTTGTTGTCAAAGCGGTCAGCTCAGCATTGGCAATATGATGAAGACACGGCTACAGAAATTAAGTTCCTTGAACGGCTTTACGAGAAGGTTGGCGCGGATATAAGAGGAGAAGAAGTATGAAATATATAGCGGTATTTGATATTCCTGATGACCGTGCAATCGGATGCGCTTGTGCGAAGATTGCGCCAAAAGGTAAGGAAGTATACGAAGATTCGGATTTTAATGATTGTTATGCAAACATCGAACCTTTATCAGAAGAAAAGGCAGAAGTGTTTGAAAAGTATAACACAACGGAAAGAATCATGCAGGACTTG